AAAGCAGACGAAGAAGCCGACAACGTGCTGAACATGAAAGGTGAGTATCACCCAAACTGGCATCAAGTTCGTGATGAAGCCTTTGCCAAACTGGTAGCAGAGCGTGAGCGTGAGGCGTGTGCAGTTGATGCTGATTGGTGCATCCAAAATCATATCGAACAACATATACCTGAACGCATTCGAGCAAGGAAACAATCATGAGCGAACAACAATTCTTATTGTTGGTATCTGTCATGTGGGTAGCACCGCATGTACCTAAAGACTATGCGTTTATGGTGGCGATGGTGTGCCTAATTGCAGCGTGTGTGAAAGGCACAGGTTTACTATGACCATGCCTAGATACTTGATGCGTGTAGACAAGGCAGACAGGCACGTCACCTACCGTTACAACCCTCCGCAGGATGCTGTAGATGCTGGTGTTGTACGTAGAACTGTGCTGGGTAACAACAAAGTTGTTGCTGTTAAGTATGCAGACGATAGCAACAAGTTGCTGGATGAATGGCGCAAGGAACGTAGCATATTAAATAACTTGAGCAACAAAGCTAGGGTCGAAGACCTTATCAAAAGCTACAAACAAAACATAAGCTACACCAAGCTGTCAGTTAAGACACGCAAAGACTATGACTACTACCTGTCAGTATGGCTTAGTAATACTTTACGTTACACCAAGCTAGCTGAGCTATCAACACCAACATGCCAACGTATATACGAACAGCATGCTGAGAACAGTGTTAGCTTAGCTAACCATAGCCTTGCTTGCTATCGTTTGCTATTCAACTATGCCATAAGGCATGGCTTCACCCAGCACAATCCCTTTAGCAAGGTGCTTAGAAGGGCTGACAAGCAACGTAAAACGGTGTGGACTAGGGTAGATATCAAGGCGTTCTTAGACGTGGCTTACAGCGAGTTTAAATGGCGCAACGTAGGACTCATTGTGCAGATGGCACATGAATGGGGACAACGATTGGGTGATATGCGTATGCTTAAATGGGACAGCTACAACCTAGACACTGGTGTGTTGACGCTGGAGCAGAGCAAACGTAGAGCCACTGTCACCATACCAACGTCTGAGAAGCTACAGCTTATGCTTAAGCAACAACATGACACCTACGGTTGGCAAGCCTTTGTTGCACCAACAAATATACCTGACAGAAAAGGTGGGCTAAAGCCTTTCACACCTGTTAAACTTGCCATCGTGGGTGGTGATGTGATGAAGAAGGCAGGGTTACCTGCTGGGCTACGCTTGATGGATCTTAGACGTACTGCTGTGAGTGAGATGCTTGAGGCTGGTGTACCTATCACCAACATCATGTCATGCACTGGGCATGCGACACCTCAGAGCTTGGCTCCCTACCTGAAACACACCCTGCAAAGTGCAACGTTTGCACAGAGCTTTCGCAACTTGTAAAGGGTGATCAATGGAATACTTAAAGGCTGATGGGTTTGATGAATCAATGATTGGTGTCGCTGCCATATGGCGTGATGGAACTAGGGTGGATGTGCTGGTCTATGACGCTGACATTATGGTGGACATACTGATGAAGCGTGATGGCATGACGATGGAAGAAGCGTATGAGTATGTTACATACAACGTTGAAGGCGCATACATGGGGGAGATGACACCTGTGTATGTATGGAAACAAAAACTAGAGGATTTATATGACTAATAAAGACGAAGAGTTTAGTTCACTTGAACAAAATAGTACGGTAAGAAAAGAAACTATTAAATCAACAATGAGTTTGTGGCGCAAGAGAGGAACTCAGGACACTAATGTGTCGCAAGAATCGGATGAACTTAAAGCTTGCGTTAAAGAATTCTTTGAAGACTATCTAAACATTCGTGAGTGCTCTGACTCAGGGTATATGTTTGCACCTATAGCTGTAAGCTGCGGTCGAGTGATGAAGCTGGAACCATTGGGCATCTTGTTAGAACGGATGCGTGTTCTTAGTGGTGCTGAGAAAGCGCATGAGGAAAAGTGATGATAGAAAGAAAACCAATTGGTGTTGAAGCACCATACAGAAACAACATGTACGAAAACAAAAACGTTTTGTTGGAACGCATCAAACAATTAGAAGCTCTTGTTGTTAAGCTTGAACAACGCATAATTAAATTGGAGAAGACATGAATAAAATATGGGTTGACCCGCCTGAGGGTTGGAAGTTTGGCTTCCCTGCCATCTATGATCCCGCTATCGATGGTCAGTTAAGCGAATGGATAATTAGTAAAGGTTATCCAAGACAACTAATTCAAGAGTATGGGGATGTGTGGGCAGTGCGCTGCTGGTCTGCAGAAGAACCTGAAGGAGACAAAGATGAAACCTAAACCGCTTCCTGTCTTAGAGATGTGCATAGAGAACGGCATCGAAAGAGGCTGGCGTGTTGCACACAAACACAACGACACACCTGATGAGCATGCAATTAAAGATGCAATTTCAACCTGCATAACGCAAGAGTTGTACGATTGGTTTGACTTTGAACCAGACAAGGATCTGCTGTGATTGAAACAATATTAAACGTAATGTTCTTAGGCTTTGGTGCTATCGTTATAAATGCTGTTATAATGATAGCCCTTTTCAAATGGTGGTCGAAATGAAACGTGAAGAAATTGAAGACGTAGTCTTAGACGAGCTTGATTTTTTAATTGGCTTTGAGAACAGGGCGCATGAGCTACACAAAGATCAGTCTTTGATTGATGCTTTGCTTCTTGTGCGTAAGCAGTTCTCCGAACATACATACCCACAGCGATGAGTGCTAATCTAATTGCCATCATAGGCGTGGTGTATGCATACATAGCAGGTGAACTGATATGGAAGGGCAACATAGGGCTAGGCATTGCCTTTGCTGGCTATGCACTGGGTAACATTGGTTTATACATGGAGGCTTTGAAATGAATCGCTTTGATTTAGAGAAAGAAATAATGCAAGCATGGATGACGTGCGAAGATATCAATCTCATACTGTGGCGATTGATGGACTGCACTGAGGAACCAACAGAAGATGAACTTTCTAATTTGTTAATTGGATTGAGCAGCTTGCATGAATCAAGAATGCAAAAGGTTTGGGATTGCTTCACACAAATTATTAAACGCAATGGCTTTCATCAAGATACATCAACCCTGCTCTGACTGCGGAAGCAGCGATGGCTTATCAATCAACCAAGACTTTTCAACAAAGTGTTTTGTCTGCGACACTTTTACACAACCAACCCTAGAGATAGAGGAGAAATATACAGTGATTGATGTAGACAATGAGGTGAAAGACTCTTCCTTTTTAAAACACTACAGAGCAGGTACTGTCTGTGCTGTTACTGAGAGGCGTATTAGTACAGCAACGATGGACAAGTATGCTGTTGTTCTAGAGAAGGACAACTGGTACTTCCCATACTACGATAAGGACAACCAACTTGTTGCAGCCAAGGTACGTAGCACTAAGGATAAGACCTTTGCCACTGCTGGCGTATGGAGTAAGGGTACATTGTTTGGACAAAACTTATACCCAAGTGGTGGTAAATATTTAACCATTACCGAAGGTGAGTTTGATGCATTGGCTGCATTCCAAATGATGGGCAGTAAGTATCCTGTTGTATCCATCCGCAATGGTGCATCGTCTGCATTGAAAGATTGCAAGGCACACTACGAATACATCAACAGCTTTGACAACATCGTGCTGTGTATGGATGGTGATGCACCGGGGCAGAAGGCATCGAAAGAAATTGCTGAACTCTTTGGTAGCAAGTGCAAGATATTTAAACCGTTGCCTGAGTTTAAAGATGCATGTGATTGGTTAGCTGACAAAAAAGAATCACAGTTTTTAGAACGCTGGTGGAGAGCAGAAGCTTTTGTACCCGATGGCATTGTCTCTGGTGCTAGCTTATGGGCAACAGTGTCAGAGCCTATGGCTCCAGCAGATTGCAGCTATCCTTGGCATGGACTCAATGAGCTAACCTATGGTATGCGCTTAGGTGAGTTGGTTACAGTGACAGCAGGTAGTGGACTAGGTAAGAGCCAAGTGTTGCGTGAGATGGTGTGGCACTTGTTACAGAAGACCAATGACAACATTGGCTTGCTCTTCTTAGAAGAGAGTGTTAAGAAAACTGCACTGTCTATGATGAGCTTAGCTGCCAATGCACCATTGCACCTGCCTGATACGGTGGTGTCTGATGTACAAAGGCGTGATGCTTTCGATAGCACACTTGGCACTGGTCGTTTATATTTGCTTGATCACTTTGGCAGCACCTCTGTTGAGAACATCATCAACCGTGTACGCTACATGGCTAAGGCTGTCAATTGCAAATACATATTTGTAGATCACATCTCCATCATTGTGTCTGCACAAGAGAATGGTGATGAGCGTAAAGCTATAGATGAAATTATGACTAAGCTTCGTATGCTTGTACAAGAAACAAACATTGGTTTAGTTGTGGTGTCACACCTTAAGCGTCCGTCTGATAAGGGGCATGAAGAAGGTGCAGTGACTTCATTGGCTCAACTACGTGGCTCTGGTTCTATTGCACAGCTTAGCGACATGGTGATTGGACTAGAGCGTAACGGTCAAGCTGATGACATCATCATTCGTAACACAACCAAGGTGCGTGTGTTGAAGAACAGATTCTCTGGCATCACCGGACCAGCAGGTAACCTACTGTACAATAAAGAGACAGGCAGGATGTTTGAAATTGAAGACCAACCAGAAGGAGAACTTTTATGAATGACTATAGTAACTTAATAGATTTTTATAGCAAAAGGCTGTATCAATATTTATCTTTAAGTCTTGCACAAGATTTTTTCAAAGAAAAAGATGAGCATAAAATGTATGAACAGTTGTTTGAAGCAACGATGGCTATGCATGAATCAAGAGATATGTTCAACAACTTTGATGAGAAAGATATTTATATCTTGTGTGACAATCGTACTCCCTTTGTCATCATTGAACTAAAAGACTATGAGTAATACAGCGACTGATGGTGGAAAAGGAACCACACAACGTCCACGATCTATAGCCGATGAGGAATGGGCTAATAGATGGAATGCCATCTTCGGTAGGGACAACATAGACCAGTACAAAATGTCGGTAGATGTTGATAAAGACAAACAAAATCATAAGGACAATGAAGATGGATTGGGTCTACGATCTGGAGACATATCCTAATTGCTTTACTTGCACCATCATTAACACTGATGGTGAAGAAGCACAAACCTTTGAATGCTCAACACGCAAGAATGAAATAGCTGAGCTATTCACTTTCCTAGACAAGTGCAAGAAGAACAAGAGCTACATGATTGGCTTTAACAATCTTGGCTTTGACTACCCCATACTGCATGACATACTCTCTGTACGTGAGAAGGCTTTGTCTGTATCAGGTAAGGCAGTGGCACTGAGGGCATACAAGAAAGCACAGGCACTGATTGAAAGTCAGAACAGGTTTGACAATGTTGTCTATGACAGAGAGCAGCATGTCAAACAGATTGATCTGTATAAGATACATCACTTCGATAACAAGGCTAGGTCTACATCATTGAAGATGATTGAATTTAACATGCGCTCTGACACCATTGAAGACCTGCCATTTCATGTTGGCACAATGCTTGAAAACAATCAGATGGATGCTCTTATTAAATACAACATGCATGATGTTGTCAAAACCCTAGACTTCTACAACGCATCACTTGACCTAGTTAAATTCCGTAAGGAATTGACAGCTAAGTACAAGCGCAACTTCCTCAACCACAACGATACCAAAATTGGTAAAGACTATTTCATCATGCAGCTTGAGGCAACCATGCCTAATAGTTGCTACAAGATGGACAGCCGTGGCAAGCGTAAGATAAACCAGACTAAACGTGATGTTATAAACATCAACGATTGTTTGTTCAATTACTATGACTTCCAATCTCCTGCATTTCAAGCTGTGCATGCTTGGTTCAAACAACAAAGCATCACTGAAACCAAGGGTGTATTCAGCGCCATAGCTGAGCACAACTTAGGCGATGTTGCTAAGCATGCAGAGATGAACACCATGCGTAAGAAGTTTGTAGGCGAACCAACACCTGAAGCAATTGCTGCATTCAAAGAAGAGTATCCACTAGGATGGGTGGATAAGGTGGAGCTTAAGGCTAAGAAGAAAGGCGAAGCACAGTACAGCTATTGGATGTGCTGGAATGAAGCTGATACATTGAATGTAAAGATTGATGGCTTTCGCTTTGACTTTGGTACAGGTGGTATTCATGGATCGCTTGAGTCTCAGGTGGTTACAGAGGACGATGAGTACATCATCATTGATGCTGACGTGTCATCCATGTACCCAAACATTGCCATTGCCAACCGTGTATTCCCTGAGCATTTGTCTGACAAGTTCTGTGACATCTACGAGGACGTATACCAACAGCGTAAAAGCTACCCCAAGGGAAGCGCAGAGAACGCCATGCTGAAGCTTGCATTGAATGGGGTATATGGAGATAGCAACAATAAGTTTAGCCCCTTCTATGACCCCAAATACACCATGTCAATCACGATTAATGGGCAGCTTAGCCTGTGCCTTTTAGCTGAGAAGCTAATGGCTATTGATGGGTTGCAGATTATTCAGATTAATACGGATGGTGTGACAGTGAGGATGAGTCACCGGAAGGTTACACTTTATGAAACCATCTGTGCAGAATGGCAGAAGCAGGTAGGTCTTGAGCTAGAGTATGCACACTACAAGAAGATGATTATACGTGACGTAAATAATTACATTGCACTGTATACGGATGGTAAAGTTAAACGTAAAGGTGTATACCAATACGAAGGACTAGGCTGGCATCAAGACCAAGGCGGTTTGGTAATACCTAAAGCTGCTGAAGCTTTTATGTTACATGAAACAGACATTGCTAAGTTCATTAGAAACCATAGTGATGGATATGATTTCTTAATGCGTACTAAAGTACCACGTAATAGTAAGCTGGTGATGGTGATGGTTGATGGCACTGAGGTGGTGCAGCAAAACATCTGTCGTTATTATGCTTGCAATGCTGGTGCTGAGCTTGTTAAAATCATGCCTCCTGTAGAGGAAGACAAAGAAGATAGAAGAATATCTATCGGATCTGATTGGAAGATGTGGGTTTGTAATGATATCAAAGACTTTAATAGGCGTGATGTAGATTATAATTTCTACGTATCTGAAGCTAACAAACTTATTGTTTGTTAACATAGACAATGTTACAATGCAATTGTAATGTTACATAGGAAGTTTCCCCCTATTGAATTGGGAAACATTTGACTTAAAGGAAACTCAAATGAGTGACGAAAAAACTGTAATCAAAATTAAATGCGACATTTATTGGGCGCAACACAACAAGGTGAATGATATGTCTGGTAAGTACCAGCTTAATCTTTGCAACCTGTCAGAGGCTGCTTGTGCTGCTCTCGAAGAGATGGGTATCACTGTTCAAATTGGTGATGATAAGAAGGCTGAGATGGGCAGATACATTACCTGCAAATCTGAGAAGCCAATCAGAGTGTATGACACTGATGGTGACGAGATCAATGAGAACATTGGTAATGGCAGCAAGGGTAAGGCGATGGTTGGTTCATACTCTTGGACATACAAGAACAAGAAAGGCGTTAGCCCTTCATTAAAGAAGCTGGTTGTAACCGACTTGGTTGAGTACAACGCAGCAGGTGGCGGCTTGTCTGCTGATGATGAGGACGTTCTGTAATGACTACAATTACCTTGTCACTATCTGTTGACGCTGTCAACATTGTTCTTATGGGGCTAAGCAAATTACCTTATGAGATGTCTGCACAACACATCAACACCATTCAACAGCAAGCTTTAGAGCAGATGAAACCTGCTGAAGATAAAGCTGATTGATGATTGCCTTAGTCGATAGCGATATCATTGCTTATCGAATCGCCTTTGCATGCAAGGATGAAAACATCAACACTGCTAAGCACTCGCTTGATAGTTATGTTGTTGACATTCTTGTACGTGGAGTTGATAACACATTTCCGTCTTGCTATGTTGACGATTGGAAACTCTACCTTACAGGTAAAAATAACTTTCGCATCGACATAGCTAAGACAGCAGTGTATAAAGGCAATAGAGTGGCTCCAAAGCCTGAGCATCTTGCTGCATTACGTCAGCATCTTGTGAAGCACTGGGGAGCCACCGTTGTTGATGGACAAGAAGCAGACGATGCCATTGCCATCCATGCTACATTGCTTGCATGCGAGAACAACATTGTTGTTTCCCTTGATAAAGACTTAGATCAAATACCCGGATGGCATTACAACTTTGTAAAGAACATTGGCTATCACATCACACCCCAAGAAGCAACCTATAAATTTTATCATCAGATATTAACTGGTGATGCTGCCGATAACATCATTGGTTTATTTAAGGTTGGTCCTGTTAAAGCTAACAAGATATTGCAAGAGTGTGAAGATGAACTTGCTCTTTACAAAGCATGTGTGGATGCCTATGATGGTGATGAAGAGAGAGTGTTTGAGAATGCACAACTATTATGGCTTCGTAGATACGAAGGACAAACATGGGAACCACCAAAGGAATTAATTAATGGAAGATAAACAACTTAAACCAAACGATGTTGCTGTAATCCTACGTCCAACGTTTGAGAATGGTGAATGGACTCAAGAGTTTGAAGTGTTGGTCACAGGCTTTGGTCCAATCGCTATGAAGAAAGAAGATATGGATCAGATGATTGGTATGGGTGTATTGCTTGCCTCTGTCATTCCATTGATGGACACTGACGAACAGTTTACTAAGATGGTTACAGACCATTGCCATAAATTCTATGGTGATCTTGGTGAGTTTGAATATAACCCAGACCATGACAGCTTCAATGACAAATTCACTTTGTCTGTTGATACTAAAACTCATGGGGGAATACAATGAAACCTAGAGTTTGTACCACTTGTTTCTATGGTGAACTTGAAACCAGCAACAAGCCATGCATTGCATGTACTGGCTTTAGTAAATGGGTAGACGTTGATACGTTTATTGAAAAGCCAATTGATGTTGGTGTCAAGTATGACAACGACAAACCCCAGTGGACTTTGCTTCCATTCAAATCTGTAACGCAAGTTGTTGAAGTGTTGACGTATGGTGCTAAGAAATATGCACCAGACAACTGGAAGAAAGTTCCTAACGCACGTCAACGCTATACCGATGCTGCATTCAGACACATCACTGCATATGTTGGTGGTGAAAAGAATGATAGTGAAACAGGATACAACCACTTGTCACATGCCATCTGTTGTTTGCTATACTTGCTAGCATTTGACTTAGGGGAAGACAAGTGAATGATTTAAAAGTCACCGTTACTCAGGTGGTCAATGGTTACATCGTTAGTTATTCTGAGTATGTTAACGATGTAGAAACCAGTGCTGAGTTTGTAGCCCTAGACCTTGATGAGGCTCTAGAAATTGTCCGTGATTGTTATGAACAAACAATTGATGGTGCTGATCTATCAAATGTTTTAGATGAAACAATCCCTAAAGACTAGGAACGGTGGCGAGTGGACGGATGCTAGGTTCAGAAGCTTTGTCATCTCAGCTTTGAGAGCAGCATCAAGACGCTATCCCCCAAAATATAAGGCACTTAAGAATGCCTTTGTAGGTAAGAAGATAAATGCAAAGAGTAATAAGATGGCAATGCACTACAAGTGCGCTGCTTGCAAGAAGATCTTTGTTGCAGTGGATGTACAGGTAGATCATATTGAACCCGTTGTAGACCCCATAGAGGGCTTCCAAACGTGGGATATATTTATCAACCGACTCTTCTGTGAGATTGAGAATTTTCAAGTGCTATGTAAACCTTGCCATAAAACCAAAACTGAAAACGAAAGGAAACCTAAATGATAAGTCTTAACATGTATGAAGAGAACGAAGACGGTAGTGCCAACTGTATTATCAATATGGACAAACAAGATGTTGAACATCTGATCAACTTTGCTGTTGTTAAATTGTTAGAGAAAGGTATTAAAGAAGGCGAAGACCTTACACCTACCGCCAAGGATTTAAACAAAGAAGATGCCATTGTTATTAGCAGTTTAAAGAGACAGCTTGTTAACACCTATACACCTATCAGCAATCACATTGAAGATGAAGAGACTAGGTTCCGTATCCGTCAATGCTGCAAGGACTTGCTAGGGTATTACATGATTCCATCAGAGGCAGAAAGTTATATTAAACAGATAGAAAACATCCACGAATAATACTATCTTATTAGATTAACAAAGGAGATAGTAAGCCATAGCATTTTTCTGTATAACTACTATTCCGTTGGGAGCCATGTGCTCCCTTTTTTTCCCCCTCAACTGGAGCATTAATTGCAAAACATAACAACACCTTGGTCAACCATAGGATACATCACTTACAAACGTACATACTCTAGACGCTTAGATGATGCAAACCCCAATAGCCGTACTGAAGAATTCCCTGACACCGTCAATCGAATCATCAAAGCATCTAACGATCAGCTTGGCTGCAACTTTACCGAAGAAGAACAAGACAAACTACGCAGCTATTTGCTGGGCTTAAAAGGCACTGTGGCTGGACGATTCTTGTGGCAGCTAGGTAAACCTACCGTAGATCGTTTGGGGCTGTCTAGCCTTCAAAATTGTGCCTTCACTGTGGTTGATAAACCAATTGAACCATTCACTTGGGCTATGGATTTGTTGATGCTTGGCAGCGGAGTAGGCTATAACATACAGAATGAAAACGTTAATAAGATTCCCCCTGTCAATCCAAATTTTGTACCTCCTACTCGCACTGATGCCAATGACGCTGACTTTATTGTTCCTGACAGTCGTGAGGGATGGGTCAAGCTTCTTGGCAAGACGCTTAAGGCAGCGTTACTTAGCGATACAAGCAAGACGGCAACGTTCACGTACAGCGCACAACTAATTCGTGGTAAGGGTGCTGCCATCAAAGGCTTTGGTGGTGTTGCGTCTGGTCCAGAAGATCTGTGCGAAGGCATTGCCAAAATCTCTACAGTGCTAGAGAAACGTGCTGGTAAGAAGCTACGCCCCATTGATTGTCTTGACATCATGAACATCATTGGATCCATTGTTGTTGCTGGTAATGTACGTAGGTCTGCACAGATTGCCATTGGTGATCCAGATGACATTGAGTATTTGCTAGCAAAGCGTTGGGACTTGGGCAACATCCCATCATGGAGAGCTATGTCTAACAACAGCGTTGTGTGCCATGACATTGGTGACTTGCATGACTTCTTCTGGGATGGCTATGAAGGTAAGGGTGAACCGTATGGACTCATCAACCTTAAGTTGTCTAGGAAAGTTGGCAGACTAGGTGAGACACAATACCCTGATCCAAAGGTGCAAGGATATAACCCATGTGCTGAACAGTCTTTAGCAGATAAAGAAACCTGCTGCCTAGCAGAAATCTATTTGCCTAACATTGAAAGTGAAGATGAGTTGTACGATGTAGCATCATTGCTCTATCGAATCAACAAGCATAGCTTGGCATTGCCTTGTCACTTAGAAGCTACAGAAGCCATTGTGCATGAGAACATGCGTATGGGTATCGGTGTCACTGGTGTATTACAATCCACTGAAGAACAAAAGAGTTGGCTTGATAAGACGTACATGAAGCTACGTAACTTGGACGAGTGGTATAGCCAGAAGCATGGCTTCAATAAGTCTGTAAAGCTAACCACAGTTAAGCCATCAGGTACGTTGTCTTTGTTACCCGGTGTAACACCCGGCTGTCACCCTGCTTATGCACGTCATATGATTAGACGTATCCGCATTGCAGCAAACCACAACTTGGTGCAGGTGTGTCGTGACAAGGGATACCCTGTAGAGTATCAGCAAAACTTTGATGGCACTGAAGATCACAGCACAGTGGTTGTGTCATTCCCATTCCGTCATCCTGACCATGCTGTGCTTGCTAAAGACATGACTGCCCTCCAGCAATTGGAAACAGTGAAGTGGTTGCAGGAAGTGTGGAGCGACAACAGCGTAAGCTGCACTGTGTACTACCGCAAAGAAGAGCTACCTGAGATTCGTAAATATCTCAAGAAGAACTATCGTAACAACCATAAGAGCCTGTCATTCTTGCTGCACTCTGAGCATGGATTTAAACAAGCACCATTGGAAGAAATTACAGAAGAGCAATACAACCAACTGGTTGCTAGCACTCAACTAATTACATCCATTGATGAAGCTAACATTGGTTTAGATGACAGCGAATGTGCAACTGGTGCATGTCCAATTCGGTGATATACTGGTTGATAAGGATTGTGGAGATAGTAACTTGTCTCCACATCATTGCTAACACATGGAGACATTGGTAATGCGTCATTTCATTATGTACTATGTAAGTCAAGACAACATCTTTAAAGGACAGATTCACATCTCAGCTATGACAGTGTCAGAAGCACAGGATAAATTCTTTAAATGGTTGAGAGATCAACATGACTACGCACACTTGTGGTCATTAGAAATTAAACTTGTAGAGATTGAATGTAGTTTATAATTAATGATAAGGAAAAAGTATGAAACCAGAACGTAGCGCACCACTTCGTATTCAGTTTGATCAAGGCTACTATGCCTTCACTAGAGGATGGATTAATAACCAATACCATCCTGACAGTGTGGCAGGTAAAGAATGGCAACGGGGTTTTAATCGTGGCTACTTTGATAATCTAACTAAGATGTCTGATGCAACGCAAAAGGTTTGATAAAGAACTCCACGACATATACGACAAACTAGGAAGAGACACAGTTAAAAGCTTTGTCTCTTCTTTTTGGGATATGCAAGCTATAGACAATCCTAATAGGTATGGTATTGACCTACACCTATACAAAGAAGATGTGTTGATTGGGTATGCAGAGGTTGAGGTTAGGCTTGCATGGAAGACTATTGAGTTTCCATATGAAGACTTGAATGTACCTGAAAGAAAGCGAAAGCTTTTAGTGCAGAAACTGCCAACAACTTTCTTTTCAATCAATAAAGATGCAACAGCTTTGTTTCATTGTGATGCAGCAGAGGTGTTAGCTTCTGAGGTGAAGGAATGCTACAATAAATATGTTGCCAAGGGAGAATACTTCTTCAAGATTCCCTTAGACAAACTCACTCACGTTGTCTTAAACTAACATAGGTTCCACAGAATGCACCAAGGCAAGCAGGTATCAGCAGCCAGTGATTGGTTGTATATTCTATGACAGCTACACTAGCAATCAAGAACACCATCACAGCCAGCACACTTGCTCTTAAAGCATTACGTTCATTCACTGACTTAATATAATGTGTGTACAAAATATCAGTGAAGAACAGGGCAAAGAAAGTTAATAACCAGTCGGTCATTTATTTATCATACATAAGTTTATTAACAAAATCTAACAGCAAGCTATGGTGTCTTCCACCATTCCAATGCTTGTTTATATACTTCCATTTACCCTCATACCAATACAATGGTGCTTCAGGGTGACAGCCTATTATACCAACCCTATCCTTGATGATAGCCATTGGGTCCCCATTAACATACCTTGCTACGGTTTTAAAGCTAGTCTCATCCCCTATCAAAGCACAGCCATCATAGAAGTATAGCTTCTCTGGTTGCCCTTCCCACATCACCGAAGCCACTGTAGCGTAGCTTCTCTTCACCTCTGCGTTTGGTCTTTTAATATACTGGACAGCACGAACATCCCCAATCAAATCAAAGTACCACTGATCAGCCCAGTATGCACCCATGCATATGCCTAGATAATGTCCACCTTCTTCTATAAACTTAGCTATCCTGTTGCCTGTTCTTCTGCTAAACAATCTATACAGAAAACTACTATCTCCTATGCCACCGGGAAAGGCAATGATGTCTATGCCTATAAAGAAATCTTTGCTTTCAATATCGTCTTCGTTGAATGTTTGTATGTTGTAGCAAGGCGATAGTGCAGCAATCATTGCATTGGTGCAATCTTCTGAGCACTCAGGGTGATGTAGGAACAGAGCTATTGTTGGTTTCATAAAGTAAAAAAGCCAGCGTTGCTGCTGGCTTCTTTGTTTTTGCTGCTTAGCGTTTAGATACTAAGCCACCGGAGTTAAACTTTTGTGTAAGCTTTCGTATATTATCCGTTGTTTTAACTGTAGTTTTATCAGTGCCAAACCTAATCTCATCAAGATTTTTGTTCAGTATAGTTAACATTTCTGCTTTCTGTTTAGCACCAGCCTTCTCTAAAGCAGTTGCAACATTTGAAATAAAATCACTAGTAATTAATACTTTTGTTTCAGGGTATGTACCAGTGACAATAGAATCAGCAAAGCCTTGTAAGAAGTTTTGATAGCGTTGTCCAATACCTGTCTTAGTTGATGTAGCAAGACCACGCTCTGCTGCTGTGTTCAAGAGAGAACGAATGCTGTCGTATGCTTTATAAGCAACACGTTTCTGCAACGCTGCCTCTTCAGGTCCTTGTGGAATAGATTTAAGTTGTGTACTTAATTCATACATCTGTGCTTTAAGTTCTTCTTCTTTTGTTACACGCTTAGAAACACCAGCAAATCTTTCAGTAACTTCTTGTTCACCAGAATACAAAGGAACCTGCTTACCCGATGCCTTAGATGAAGGGATGAGCTTGTCTGCTTCTGTGAATATGTCTTCAGTTTCTTTAAAGGTTCTTGTCCGTGGTAAAGATACAGGACGTACCACATTGTCTGAACCGTTAAGTGATTGAGCTATGACGTTCAAGTTCTTTCTATCGTATGCTTCAGGAGCCATGTTAATACGCTTGAATATATAGTCAGCATATGGCATCTCTGTATAGACAAACTTGTTTGGATCTTTACCACCAAAGCTACCAGTTTCGTAATTGAGGTTTATGTCCTTAGTGAATGACACACCACCAACATCTAGTTCCATATGGTAACGGCTGTGTTCCTGTGGGTTTTGAAAGCCTCTAGTCTTTAAGCCTTGAACATCACCAGTTGTTGTATCAGAACCATGAAAGAGTTTCACTGGTGGTTCATTTTTAAACTTCTCACGTAACACATTAAGTCTGTTCTGATATTCTTTTGACATCGATACAAACTCTGTTACATCTTTGGTATTCTTAGGATCAAACTCTCTACCTCTAACCACACGGAAATCACCCTGCACCACAGCAGCAACATCCTCAGCATCAGGTAATGCAGCAATGTCTTTATTAGACATAATCTTATCGAAGTTGAACATACGTTCTTCTCTTATAAGCTGCAATGTATTCTTACGCTCAGTAACACCCTTAGGTGTTTTAACATTTAAATCACCAGCCATTACCTGACTGTTCTTAACCTTTGGCTCCATCAGCGATGTGCTTGCTGGACCTATAGGATTGCCAGCATCGTCATACTCAATTGGCGTTGGTTTGAAGGATGTAACCTGCTCAACATTTGTTGGCGTTGGCGCTATCTCACTAGCTTTTTTATTCAAACTATTAAGATAGTCAGTAGGATAGTCAGCCTTAAACTTATCTAGTTGGTACTGACTTCCCATGCTAGTCTTCAAAAGCTTCTCAGCTTCTTGCAATTGATAGGGTGTAAATTCTGTCTGTAATGTATCTGGTGTAGTCTTAAGCTCATCAAACAGGTTAAGCTCAGTAGACGGGGTAGGTGTAGGCTCAACAGGAATAGGCTCCTTGCTGACCGTTTTAGGGGTTTCTATGGGCATTGCTTGCTGAGCAGGACGTGCCACAGGAGCAACAGGTAAAGCTCTTGTTGTTTGTTCTGCAACAGGTAATACTTCTTTCTTAACAACAGCTTGCTGCATTTCTTGTAACAGTTCTGTTGCTCCTTTAGTTACCCCTTTACCCAATGTTTTACCAACAATGTCAGAGATTAAACCACCAGCAGCAAAGCCGGGAAGCTCACGTATGGCAGCAGCATAAGCTAATGCTTCCACGTATGCCTTAGTTGAAGCAAGGTCTTGACCTGTTTGTTGCTTGTACATCTCTGCTGTAGCTCTCTTCACCTCAGGTGGTAAAGCAGAATACTTCACCTCAAAGATACGAGCTTGTTCACCCTTAGCAAACGCATCAGCCTGTGATGTATCAACAGCAATTTCTTTAGCATTTTTCTGTGCAAATGCTAATGTGTTTTGCAGAGCAATCTTCTTCATATCTGGAGAAGAACCCTTGTACCAATCGGTATTGGAGACAGCCTCATATGCTTGCAGCAATAGAGGAGCCATCACCTTACGTGCTGATGCATCAACAATCTTGTCACCAGTGGAGGTGAATACTTTGTTTGATGGGATATGAAGCTGAACAATTTCATTCTCAAGCGGTGTTGGATTACCCTTGATAGTGATACCAGTAAACATCTTCAATGGACCAGCATCGTTGTATACAGCTTCTTCTTTAACAGCAGGTTGATAGACAGGAAGTTCTTGTTTAAGAACAGGAGTACGCTTCATCAATTGCTGTTTAGCCGATGAAGCAAAACCTTCTTCACCCGGTGCAATTTGATAGGCATCACGTGGTAGTGTTTCGTCACGGTCAATAGCACCAATGATGTCACTAAGTTGTTGAACAGGAACTAAGGCACGACCAAAGTATTCACCAACCCATTCACCAAAGAATGTTGCAACCTTTTGCTCAGCCATTCCTTCACCAGTTTGCATACCAGATGATGCTTCAGCAAACTTATCACCCAGCCATGCTGTTGTACCAGCAGGAGCTTTAAAACCAATCAATGCTTCTACAAGTTCTTTAGCCTTGAACTCATCAGTGCGACCCTTCTGATACTTAACCAAGTAATCACCAATAGCTAGGAATGGAGCCATAGGAAACAATGCCCTAGCATCTACCAAGCTACCATCAGGATTCTTAACGTCATACCAGTTGGTGTCTTGATTCTCTTGTCTGTATTTGAAAGCCGCATAAATTGCTGCTGTACCAACAGTTCCTTTAGATATATTCTCAAGACCCTGCACCATCTGACCAACGCCAGCATCTGCAGTTTCTTTATTCATTTGTTTAGCTGCACCAACAGCAACATCTGTAGCACCAGAGAAGATACCCATTGGGCTGTGCTTGTATGTCCATGACATAGCATTAGCCATGAAACGAGGGAATGGTATTAGTGTAGAACCTACAGGACCAAGCTCTTCAACAAGCTTAACAGCATGGAACATTGGACCTTTGGTAGGCATCTTGCTGAATGTAGCAGTGAGTGCTTCATCTGTTGCGTTCTTTAGCACATCAAACGGAACATTCTTTCCTTGTGCCATTACATCATACATGTTGATACCAACACGGCTTAGTTGTTTCTCAACAGACGCAGTGAAGATTGCTTTACGGAAGAATGCATCCTGTGCTACGTTTAATGTATTAGCTATACGTGCAGGAGCAGACAACGCTTTATCACCAGCATCACCTGCTGTCTTCAATATCATGTTCTGTAGTGTTGGTGAACCAGACAATAGTTTCTCAGCAACATCAGAAGATAGTTGTGATTGACCTAAGTAGAATGTTGTACGAACAGCATCATCGTAAACACCTTTAATACCATTGGTAAAGCTACCAGTGACAGGCTTACCTGTTGTAAGTTCTGATGCTGTCTTACCCATACGGTATAGAGCAGACTCAATTGCTTCTGATGCAGCACCAAAGGTAACTACAGCAGCACCAGAGAATCCGTTGCGGATGGTTGTTGCAACCTGTGACACCATGAGTGCTTTCAACTCACGATCTAAACGCATACCGAAATCTCTCAACCCAGTGAATGCAGAAGTGATGGCACTACGATTACCATACATTGCATCAACTTCTTTAGCAGCAGCAGGATCAATGCTCTTTAGTTTGTTTTGGATACGAGCTAATACAGAATAGGCTTGTAGAGTACGACCAGCATCACCAGCAGTGGTGCGGTTCATACGTGCAAACTCTTCAGCAGTGATGCCAGCTTTACTTAAGCTGTCTTGTAATACGATGTCATCAATCTGATCGATGTTCATGAACACATTTTTAACAGCATCACTAATCTTTTGATTTGCTTGTGGTGCTAGCTCAGGAACACGTGACCAAACTTCTTTAGCAACCTGTGCTGCCTTCTGATTGACATCGTTTCTAATTTGCATCTCAGCAACAGATGTTGGATCGCCTTGATCATTGAGAAGCTTACGACCTTCAAAGATATCGTATTGATCTTCCAAAGCTTTTTGTGTTGGATCAGCAGGTTTAACATTCACCGTTGGTGCAGGTGCTGCCCCTGTAGCAGACGTTGGTTTACGTGCAGCAAGGATGTCTTCAAGCTGTGTTGAAGCACCACTCTTTGATATCTTCTTAGCAGCACCAACCAATGTGGCAGTTTCAAGAGCACCTGTAATAGCACCAATACCACCAGCAATGGCTGCTCTCTTACCGCTTACACCTTCAGCAAGCTTGGCTTCTAGCTGATCTACCTGTGGTTTAAACTGAGCTTGTTGTGATGGTGTAAGTTGTGGTAACAACTCTTTCATTTGTTCAAGCTGTGCTTTGCCTGTAGTTAGTTCTATCTTCTGGGATGTGATGTCAGAGATTGCAGCACCACCGCCTTCAACAGCAGGTACTGCAGCAAGAGTCCCAAGACGGGACTTAATAGCAGCTTGTAGACCCTTCTCTGTAGCTGTCTTCATGAATGTAGATGTGGCAATCTTACCTGCACCTAAAGAGATGGCAGTGGTAGGATCGCTAATGATAGCGCCAAGCGTATCTAGTACAGGCTTAGCACCACCTTGTCCACCCTTCTCAAAGTAGCCAGCAGTTTGATCAAACAAGTCATATGCTTGTTGAGCTTTTAATAACTCATCACGTTTAGCATTGTTTAGATATTGAAGCTCTTGTGTACCAGATATTAAGTTCATGCTAGTCATACGCATATGGCTAGCCCAACGCTTAACATAGTCTTCTGAAGACTCACCTTCTTTTGGCACACCTTCTTTACCAAAACGAGCTTGAGCATAAGCTTGGATTGTCTGAAGCTTCTTAGGGTCTGTATAGAGTTCTGTGAATGGAGCTTGTTTAGCTTCTTCAGCTTTTATTTCAGCGGCTCTAGCCTCTAATACTTTAGCTGGTTTAGTCTTAAAAACAATTGCTGCCTTTTCTTCGGCAGGTGTAATGGCAGGTGGTTCTGTAGGAACAGCAGCAGGTGTTGTAGGAGCAACAGGAACCTGTGCTGTCTGTACTGGTGCTTGATCTTTCTTTGCTGGAAGCTGTTTTAATGCTGCAGCCATGTCATCTTTTGACATGCCATCAGGAAAAGTTACAGGTCCATAACCAATAACATCAACTGTTTGTGCCATTGTTTATTCCCAGTTACCTGTTTGACGATTCCATACTAAGGGACGTGCTGGTGTTGTTGGAGTTAAGTTAGTTGCTGGTGCAGGTGCTGCTGCTGGTGCAGTGCGTGTTGGTGCTGGCGCAGGTGGTGGTATGTTTACACCAAGTCCGGGTGCAGCAGGTATTGGTTTTCCTGTTTCATCAAAGCTAACACCAATAGAAATCAATGCGTTCTTATGCATTTGTGAAATTGGCAATCCTGTCTTTGGATCTGTCATCTCTTTAATCACAGCCTTACGACCTGTCTCCATTGCATCTTTGTACAACTGAGCAGAAGTGGTAGCCTTAGGAGCAAGCGTTGTAGATCCATCTTGGTTCTGTGTAATAACAAAACTGCCGGGTGGCAATGCATCACTAACAGCAGATGTAACTGCTTTGCTAGCAATGACAATAAGATTGGCTTGTGTAACTTTTTCTTGACCTTCACCGGGAAGTCTAGACAAGATTTGACGTTGACGAAGCTCAGCAGTAAGAGAATTTTGCAACGCTGTGTCTTTCTTATTTCTAGCATCAGTGATTTTAGTAATAAGCTCAGACTGAATCTGTGGCTCTGTCTTATCTTTGATGAGGAAAGCTTCTTCAGTCATTTTAAAGCGTGTAGCATCTTCAGAAGCCAATGCAATCTTAGTTCGATCACCACTAGCCTTAGCTTCTTGCAGTCTAACCATTGCTTCATTCTTCTGAGCATTAAAGTCTTTCTGTTTATTGAACAAGCTCATGTTGTATTCAGCAGTGATGCCAAAGTCTGGTGTAGAAGAAGTTGTAGTGACACCACGTAACACATCAGCAGAAACACCCAATGCTTTGGCTGATCTCTCAAAAGCTTGTTGTTGAAGTTCAACTTGTCTTGATCTAAAATAACCAAGACCTTCTGGTACGGCTGTAGCAGGTACAATGTTCTGCTTATCATAAGCACTACGAATCATCTCTTCAGCTTTCTTACCAGACGGTGCTGTATCAGAAACCTTAACAATGTTGTCAATGCCAAACTTAGTTGGATCAAAGTTTCTATCTTTAACAAAGGTAGAAAAGCCCTCCATAACACCCTTGTTTGTTGAAGCAGCAACAAGCTGTGCTTCACTGGCGTTTGGAAAGTAGGCTCTTAATGTATTTACATTGTCTGTAGCTTCTTTGATTTGAATTTCATTTCTTTTCTTATTCTCTTCATACACTTTATGTAAGTTCAAAGCGCTAAGTTTGCCAGCTTCTTCAGCTTGCTTCTGATCAATATCAAGTTTTTCAGAGACAGCAGTAGCTGCCCCCATCAAAAATCCTTTTAATGCAAAGCCCATGTTACATCACCTCTTTTTGTTTTCTACTACCTAGCCCTGTTGGTTTAGCTTCTGGCATTGGTTCTTCTTCTACCACAGGGTTTTTATTCATTGCTTTTTCTACAGCAAGTTTGGCTACACGATTGGATACAGAAACTTGTTTGTCATAGTCATCTGGATAGACAACATACTTCACCTTGTGTGATATTGCTAAAGACTCTAACATCTCAATGATGACAGGCATTACTAAGATGCCAGCATCAAGCGTATGAACACCGTTAGATACACCATTCATCATCATTGCTTGAGCAATGACAGCAAGTGGTATAGATGTCTCTAGCGAGTCAAGCATATCATCCATCATCTCTTCATCAGAAATAGTGGCAATATAATATAAAGCAACTCTTGAAATGTCAGTGAGTTGTGGCGGTTGTAACCAAGGTCTACTCTTTTCAGGAGCAGTCCATGAAATACCCGGTGCTGTATAGCTAACTAAGTCTGCTGGATTACTTGCCATTTGACAATCCCTTTCGTGCTTCTCTTATACCTTTAACATAGCTTGCAATTACTTTTAAGCTTTTATCATTGTCTTGAGGCATAGCATTCTTTTTAGACATAGTCTTACCACCATCAATGATGGCATTAATTTTATCCATGTATGCTTTAATGTGTTGCATTTAAATTCCAATTTTACTTAACATTCTATCAATGAAACTATTGCTACTACTTGTTGTCATCTTTGCAATGGTGCTACCAACAGCAGCATAGAACTGAGCGTCAGCATTTTGTTCTGCCGAATACTTAGTTGCATTAGCAGTAATTGTAGTTTTAGCAATGTCGTTAGCTCTAGTCAAAGTATTGTCTGCTGTCTTCCAAGACTGTTCAAGTTGATCACGATAACTCTGTGACAGTTGAGCATACGTAGAAGCTGACAAGTCTGTAGCATTCTTAGCATTCACTGCAGCTATTGCATTCACTTCCCTTGTATTAGCAGTGGAAATGTCAGCAAGCACTTTAGCATTAGCCAAGTTAATTTGTGCAGAAAGATTAGCATTGAAGTCTGCTCTGTCGTTTGCTTCTGCTGTATTAAACTTCATAATTTCATCAGCAGCTTGCTTGTTAAATATGTTTGTTTTATTTATCTCAGCAGCATTGAATTGTGAAGAGGTTAAAGCAAGCTGTGCATTCACCTTCTCAGCATCTAATGCATTGGTAGCATTGACAGCCTTAGCTGCATTAACTGCAGCAGTGTCACTAACAATGGTGCTAGCAATTGTCTGTGCTTTAAACATGTTTGTTTGTTGCTCAGCATTTAAGTTTGCCATATCCATTTGCAAGAATGCTTGAGCATTTTGCACAGCCACCTGTTGACGATTGTTTAAGTTGGTTGTTTCAAGGTTTGCAATTTGTGCAGCGTTAGCTAACACCAACGCATTCTTTGCAGACAAGTTTGCAACATCCATGTTGCTAGTGATACGTGCATTCTCTAAAGCAATTTGCACTGTAGCATCAAAGTTCTTATTAGCTATGTCGCTAATCTTTGCAGCATTCAACACTTTGGTTTGGAAGTTTTGATCAAACTCTTGACCTAAGAAAGCAGCACGTTGTTGTGCTGTGGTAAGAGCCAATGCCTGTCTATTAGACAAGTTGGTCAACCCCATCTGCTCATACACCTTGGCATCAGCAGCAGCAATGGGCGTAGCAGCCTCTAGAGCAGCTTGAATGATAGCCTGACCAGCTAAGCTACTTGCTCCCAATCCACGGGCTGCTAGGGTAGCCATAGCCGTTCTCATCGTACCTGCTGCCCAAGGAGGTGGGTTACCAGCATCAAAGTTGGTAAGCAAGGTGTTAAGTTGACCTTGTACAGTCATCTCAGCACTAACAGTTCCTTGTGCTGCTACGTTCTTAGCAAGAGCTTCTTCAACCTTTGCTTGATCAACGGTTGCACCAGACACCATTTCACCAGCCTGTGCTACACGCTGTGTAGGAGCAACAACCTGTCCTGCTTGTCCCTGTGCTGCTGTTAATTTGCTTACAGCAGTGGATGTAGGTTCTGTTGTTGCAGCCTGTGCTTGTGCTTCTTTAGACACTTCACCCTGTGCTGCTGTTACACCAGCCAAAGCTTGTTCAACACCAGTTTGTGCTGTTGCTGGAGTAATTTGTTGTGCTGCCACTGTTGGTGCAGGTGCTGCTGTTGTTGCAACCACACCAGTAGTTGGTACTGCTTGTTGTGTTGTACCAGCAGTGGGTGTTGCTGCAAGCATTCCGGGAGTGACAGCAGTTTGCTGTGCCACACCTAATGTTGCTGTTGGTGAAGTTGGTTGAACATCTCCACCTGCAGCAAATTGTTGGGTTGTAGCATCATATCTTGCTGAAGATTCACTACGTCTTTTATAAATTAAAGACAATATTGCAGCAAGAGTTTGTGGATTATCCACTTCTTGTTGTGTTGGTTGTTTTGGTTTACCAGTAACAGTGTCTAGTCCACCCTTAGCAGCAAGAGCATCTGTTGTTGAATAGCCTGATAGAGAAGAACCTACAGTGGTAGCAGCAACAGGTGCTGTTATACCAGCAGCGCTCAATACACCAGTGCCACTAGCGGCTGGCATTGTCAATCCTTGAGCACCACCCATACTTGTTGCGCTGTTTAGCCAACTAGTTGGTGATGTTAATGTTGGTCCAGTTAAATTAGCTGCTGATCCAGCAGTGATTCCAGAAGCACCAGTAGCATTGGTAACTGTAGGAGCAAGAGAGTATCCTTCTGTTGCTGCTATGGTTCCTTTTAAAGCACCGCTTTCTGCTGCCAGTGTTTGTCTAAAAGAACCTTCAGCAAAGTTGCTTGCAACTTGTTGATTAATAGCACTGCCTGTAGCACCACCAGCACCAGAGCCAGCAGTGGCATTAGCTAAGACACTATCTGTAGCAACAGGAGCAGTGGTAGTTACAAGCGAACCTGCTTCAACACCAGTTGTTGCAGATGCAGCAGTGGTTGCTGTGCCTCCTGTAGCGTTAGCACCAGCAGCAGCTTCACTACCATAGTAACCAGCAACAGCAAGCCCTACAGTGATCCATCCACCGGGAATGCTTTCATTTACAAAGTCATCAAGTTGAGCACCAACGCTTGATATAGCGTCAATAACTCCTTGCCCGGCTTTGCCAATGCCGCTGACAACATCTTCAACAGCACCGCCAACACCGCTGACAACATCTTCAACAGCACCGCCAACGTTGCTAATTATTTTACCAGCGCCACCTAAAACACTACTTACAAATCCACTCATTATCTACTCCAAGAATAAATATGAGCAGTGTCTCCATTATTCAAAACAATCTGCTCTTCTTTTTCCCAATGTGTAACCAAACCAAACTTAGCCAGTTTCTTATTGTTATCATTAACAAGCGCTTTAACTGGAAGCATTACACTCTTACTTATATCTTCTAAATCTTGTATAAACAATTTCTTTATTTCTTTTGTCCAACTGTATATATCAGTATGAAACCAAAGAACACCATTAAAAAATTCAAGATACATTACATACTTGTCACGCTTGATGACAGGTATCTTGGACGGTATTCTTTTAGATAGTGCTTCAATCATTATTTAACAATTACACGCCATGCATAGTCTGTAATATCAGATGCCATCACTTGATAGTTACGTTGCATAAACGCTTGCTTTAAATCTTCATTTTCTTTTACACCATACACCATAGATGTACCTGCATCACGTACCTTACCAATCAATACATCAAGAGAAGCATTCAAAGCTTGACCACTATCTGTAGTTGCCATCATGATAGCTACAATGCGTGGCATATGCTTATCAATAAAGAACACAGTATTCTTATCTTGCAACAACAAAGCATTACCAGACTTAAGCAACACTGACATTAGTTTTACAACATCATCAGGCTTATCATAAAACTTTGAAGCATACGCTTTGATAATTGCTGTGGCAGAAGCTTTCTTTACAACACCACCAGCAGCAAAGGCTGGAGCTTTGTCAGCAAGCTTAGTGGCAACAGCAGCATATTGATTTGCTGTGGCAGGTGAAGACATTAAGAACTCACCGAAGTTCTGCATAGGACCATCGAAGCCCATCTTACGAGCTACGATTTCCCTTTGTTGTTCTGTGAAATTATCTTTCATTCTTTAATTGCCTTATACAAATATTCTAGAAACTCTGGATTGTCCTTCAATGCTGCTATCAACCCTGTAGCTACACAATGCACCTGTCTCTCATTCATCTTCAATTGCATCGCATCATCAATACTATGCACCACCTCATGTAGCAAAGTGTCAGCTTCCAAGAAAGGATGCTGCCCACTCTTTATATCAATCTTCAAGTTGTCATAGTCACATTGACCACAAAGCTCTTGCAAGTCTTCTTTGATAACTACTTGATACTTTCTACCTAATATAGTTATAGCTGATGGGAGAGACATATTATATCACTTTGTTTTATATTCTGTTTCATTCCATAGTCCAATCTTATATTTATTCTCTGGACGGAATATGGTTAGCTTTTGACCACGCATCTCAGGAGCAAATGACAGATGGGTCCAAGATGAGAACTCATGTATCATTTGATCAAACTTAATTCCTGCAGCTTCAATAGCTTTACAAACTGCTAAAGGAGTGCCAAATTCTTTACAAACAAAATCAATTGCCCAGCCATCCATATGACTAGACACCTTGCTACCACCGACAGCAACGTTAACCTCAGGTAAACGCAGCCATGAATTAATATAGATGGGTTTGCCTAGTAAAGCACGAACCTGCTCCATACCAGCAGCAGCCTTCTTCATGTTCTCTAGTTGCTGTGGGCTAGGCTGGTTGTTAATACCTAGACGTACAGCAGTTTCAGAGAACGTTGCTTCTTCAATAGTAAAGTGTTCAGACAGTTGCATATTAATGTTTATGGCTTGCACCAAAGTAATAGCTAAGCACCATAACTAAAGCACCATCTAATGTACCCAATACACGGATAATGATTTCACGCATTTCAGTTGCAACTATATTTGTTAGCAAGTGATACTGAATGAATCCCCATGCAACAACTACAACCAAAGCAAGAATAGGTGTAACCGACTTGTTTAACAAAGGTGTATCTGAACTTGTGGCTAAAGCAACTTCGTTCTTACGAGCAGAGTCACGATCAGCAGCATCAAGCTTTGCATACTCAAGTTCTAGTTCAGCAATCTTTTGAGCAGCCTGTGGATCACCTGCAATCGCTTTTGCAACGGACTCGACAGTATCGGAGACACCAAATTTAGAAGCCAGAGCGGACACCGCCATCCCACCCAAAGGACCAGCAACAGCAGTTGCCAGCGTGGGCGCAATGCCCTTGAGTAATCCAAATAGTTCATTCATTTATTTCTCCAACATATTTCTGCTTGCTTTTTATAGTAGTCTGCTTTCTTGTCATGCTCACGCACAAACCACGAAGCACACACTATCACCACGACAATGAGTAAAGTGATGGCAAAGGTAACTGCCCAAACTAATAACCCCATCGCCATTCCCTCTCATACCGTATTAACCAAGTTAAAAACCACATAGATGTGTACACATAAACTATTGCAACTACTAATGCTATGTAAATATGTATCTTCTCTTTGATCCTTCTAAGCTTCTCTTCTCTCTTTAAACGTTCCTGTCTTTCAGCTTCTTGTTGAAGTTTAGTTATTATTTTGGCTTCTTCAATTAGCTTGTCTCTCTCAGCCTGTATCTCCACCCACAAGTCGGGCATACCCAACTCATATCTAACCATGTGTTCTAAGTCTTTGTAATATTGCCTGATCTGCCTAACGTGCATCACGTTATCAATCGCTTGCATGGTTACATTCTTAACCTTCCCCTGCTTAGCAAGCTCCTTAGTTTCTTCCTGCTTCTTCTTATAGTCTTCTTCTAGTTGTTCTTGACCGTGAAAAAACCTCGACAAAAGTCCACCAACTTCACCAGCAATACCCGCCACTTCACCACCAGTGCTTTTAATATCTTTATAAGCTTCAACAACAGACTTGATACCTTCATATGCAAGTTTGCAAGCTCCAAAAATAAGCGTTGGATCCACATCACTTCTTCACTTCTTTATAAATTTGGTACAGCTTTAAACCAATCATCAAGACGGTGTAGACAAGGGTAGCCCATAGCACTATCTCACTCACCTGATAGCCATACGCCGTTGCTAAAGACACACTTACAGGCGGTGCTACCTTGGCTGCAATAGCCCCTACGGTTTCATCGTGGTGTGTCATTTGAGAGATAGTTGATATAGAGTGTCTAAGAAGAAACCAATGATTTCATCAATGACATTTTGAATGGCACTATCAGATTGATCTGCCACAGAATAACGACAACCTTCAATTTCATCTAAGATTTGTTTCAATATGCTAGTGATGTCACCAGTGTATTCATCTTCACAAACACAGATATCTAAACGCTGACCAGTACGTCCTTGATATTTCTGAGCTAAGCTATCTGCTAATGGAACAATACCATCGTAGAAATTGGCTAATGTTTGATGCTCAGCAAAGCTAGTTGTTTTTAAATGAGCATTGTGTGCAAGAGTACGAGCTAAGAATAACGTACCAATGACTTCACCCATGTCATAGTCTATTTCTTCTTGCATGTTGCGTTGTGGTCTTTGTATTAACATAATGTTTTCCTTTGTTACTCCGTAAGGGTAATGTCGCTCATGCTGATGCATCCTCTAGCGGTGTCATGTTCTCATTTGTCCAAAAGTCCTTGGCAAGCATAATCTTTAGATGCTGTTTGTTACGAGCCAAGCAGTCTGCCCAATCTTCTGCTGTCATGCCTTCGGGCTGTCCAGCGTTAATCAGGTTTACTGAATCCATTGCGGCAGAGTAATTCTGTGCAATTTCTTCTGGGGTGATGGTGTTTTCTGACATGGTTTTCTCCTTACTTTGCTTTGAGTTCCGCTATCTCTGCGGCTTGTGCGTCAACGATTGTCTTTAGTTCTTGGATGGATGCAATCATCAATGGAATTAGTTCTGTGTAGCGAACAGTTAAATATTCTTCAGCACCACCTATTTCTATACTTAATGATTCCACTGCCTCTGGCACTACTGACTGAACAGATTGAGCCAAAACACCAACTTGAGATTTATTTTCTGTATCAGATTTCCATGTAAATTTAACAGGTTGAATTTGAGCAATATCTGCTAATGCACTTGTGTATCTGCCAGTTATATTTTTAAGTCGTTGGTCTGAAAAAGATGCCCAAGATGTAGCACCACCAGTTAACTGAACACCGCCACTTGCGCTGTTATAAGATATTTGAAATGCATTGCCTGTGGTGATATTTCCAACTCGTCCTAACCCGCCAGTACTTGGCATATGCATAACTTGGTTAGAACCACCAAAATACATAGACCCTGAATTATTCCAATACGCCCAAGGATTCCCATCCCCATCAGACAGCACAACATAGTTTGATGATGTGCGAATGTCTAAGCCACCTTGGTTGCCTGTGTATTGACCAATGATGGTGTTCTTAGCACCAGTGGTTACATAATATCCAGACGCATATCCTAAGAAAGTATTTCCAGCACCTGTAGTTACAGCAGTTCCAGAGAAAGCACCAATAAATGTTCCATCATTTACAGTTGTTACTTTAGCGGCTTGATGACCAACTGCAGTAATAGTTGCTCCAGTAGCATTTGTATAAAGTGCTTGATAACCTACTGCTGTGTTGTTAGAGGCTGTGGTGTTGCCGTAAAGGGCGTAAGTTCCTAATCCAACATTTGAACCGCCAGTAGTATTTGAGCCTAAAGCATTGAAACCAAAAGCATCGTTGTTTGTGCCAGTAGTATTAGCGTACAAAGCCCATTTTCCAAATGCTTGAATTGGTGTTCCCGTGGTGTTGCTATACCCCGCATAATAACCTACTGCTGTGTTGTTGGAGGCTGTGGTGTTTAATGCTAAAGCATAATTACCTAAAGCAGTATTGTTACTACCAGTAGTATTGTTATAAAGTGCATTAGAACCATACGCAGATATTTGTGTACCAGTAGAGTTTGAATATAAGGCGGCATTGCCTGTGGCTGTATTTTCACTGCCCGTAGTGTTTGAATAACCAGCCTGTCTACCTAAAAATACACCATAAGCACCTGTGCTGTTTGTATACCCCGCCTGATAACCTACTGCTGTATTGTTAGATGCTGTGGTGTTGGATTTAAGTGCCAATGCGCCTACAACTGTGTTGTTGCTTCCAGTTGTGTTGTAACCCGCTTGGTTTCCCATAGCAGTATTACCTGAACCTGTTTGGTTTGCATATAAAGCCTGATAACCAAAAGCACAAACTTCACCAGATGTGTTGTTATATCCCGCTTGATAACCAACAGCAGTTTGACCGCCATCTGTGTTGTTATATAAGGCTTGTACTCCAACAGCCACATTTAAATTGGTAGTTTGTAAAGCACTTGCTTGATAGCCAATAGCCACATTATTTGCGCCTGTGCTATTTCCATTTAAAGCACTAACACCCACAGCCGTGTTAGTAGATACAGCACCACCGCCTTTACCTACTGTTAGACCTGAGATAGACAAGTCATTAGTAATCGTAGAACTAGATGCACCCAATGCAATGGCTGTTCCACCAATCGTCACACTTGAGTTAACCAAGCCAGCGTTAGGCAAGCCTGTGCAGTTTGTCAAAGTACCACTAGAAGGAGTACCCAAAACAGGCGTAGTCAGCGTTGGGCTAGTCAGGGTCTTGTTGGTTAGGGTATCTGTCGTTGCTTTACCAACTAGGGTGTCGGTTGCCGCAGGAAGTGTGATGGTGGTAGTACCAGCCACCGCAGTTGCTTGCAATGTGGTTGTCCCTGAAGTAGAGCCAGAGAGGTCAATCGCATTAGGTTTTAGGGTTACTGTCGTTGCCATATTTTTCCTTTATGGTGTTCCATTTGCAATAATATTAGTTGCTGAAGTAATCACTCCAGTTGAAGAC